TCAGCCACACGGTTGGGAAAAACCAAGACTAAAACATATGTCGGAAAACATTTCATCTGGAGATGTTATGTATTATGTCGGCGCAGAAGAAGGAGAGTTTGCTGCGTTGTGTCAAATGTGGGGTTCAGAAGTAGTTGTGTTTGAACCTAATCCAAAGGTTTGGTCACATTTTCCATTACTCTGGAGTGCAAATAATTTAAATGTTCCAATAGTTTGTATTCCTGGATTCGCATCTGATAAAATAAACAATCTTTCAAGAATATACTATAACGAATGGCCACCAGAAGTTAATAATGTAATTGAAGCAGCCCATGGATTTAAAGAACTATATCTTGAGGGAGATACTTATGGTCAAATTACTATAGATTCTTGTGTATATGATCATGGCATTAAGCCACCTACCGCTATTTCATTGGACGTAGAGGGCAGTGAATGGAGGGTCCTAGGAGGGGCTGAGAAGGTGCTTAGAGAGCATAAACCAAAGATTTGGCTATCTGGACACCCTGAGTTCATGTTACAACAATGGAATGAATCTTTATATAATCTTAGACAATGGATAAAAGGATTAGGTTATACTGAAATAATCTTAGACTATCAGCATGAGGTACACTTATTTTATGAGTAATATTAATGCATATCTTTACTCAGTTAAAGAAGAAGACTGTGCCAGCGATAAATGGGATTATGGTCTAATAAAAGAAATGTTTAATAAAAATAATATTAAGCCAGTACGAACAACATCTTTGCCTAAAGTAGAACGAGCCTTTGTAGTTATTCCTGGACCACAAAATGTTGATTATGAAGAAACAATATCTAATGAATTAAATAATATAAATAGGGTTGTTTTATTTATTACTGGTGATGAAAGCGCTACATTTGACGTAGATAAAATAATACATAATAACATTGAGATTTGGATTCAATACCCACACCAAAAACATGAAAAATATAATAAACTTCCTGTAGGAGTTCCTCAACACTTAAAAAATAATTTACCAGAATATCAAGATAAATCTTGTGATGTATTTTTTGCAGGACAGATAACCCATCAAAGAAGGCAAGAGTTATCTAAAGTTATGCCAACTGTTGAAAATTCTTTTTATAAACCAACAGATGGATTTGCACAAGGATTAAAACCAAAAACATATTATGACAAAATGTTTTTAAGTAAAATTGTTCCATGCCCTAGTGGTGCTGAAGTGATAGACTCTTTTAGATTTTATGAAGCAATTGAAATGCTATGTTTGCCAATAGGAGATAAAATAGATTCTAAAGGAAATGAAACTAATTTTTATAATTTTATTTTTCAAACAGATTTTCCAATAGGAATAACAGACAATTGGAAAAATATAAAAAAAATTATTCCATCATTATTAAATAACTATCCACATAATATGCATCAAGTTGTTTCTTGGTGGATTAAATATAAAAGAGATTTATCTATTAAGATAATGGATCAAATAAATGAATAAAAAAGATGTAACCATTATTCTTGCGACATCTGTCATTCCAGACCATCCAAATACCAGTATGATAGATCAAACTATAAAAGATATAAGAGTTCATTTCCCAAACAACGAAATAATTATGCAAGTTGATGGATTAAGAACAGAACAGTTTGATCGTGAAAAAGATTATAATGAATATAAAAATCGTATTCTATGGAAATGTTTGCATGAATATAAAAATATATTGCCAGTAATTTTTAATGTTCATAGTCATCAAAGCACAATGATGCGTAAAACTATCAAACTGGTACAAACATCTTTAATTCTTTATATAGAAGGTGATGCACCTCTTACTCCAGATGTTGGAATTGACTGGGAAAAATGTTTTGATATGCTTGAATATGGAAAAGCAAATACAATACGTTTTCACTTTGAATCTAAAATACCTAAAGAGCATATGCACTTAATGTTTGGAGAAGAGAATGGGTTTATGAAAACCGCACAATGGAGTCAAAGGCCACACATTAGCACAGTAAAATACTATAAAGATTTTATACTAGATGCTTGTGGAGAAAAAACTTTTATTGAAGACGTTGTTCATGGAAAAATACAAGACGACATGATGCCATATGACAAATTTAGTGACGATGGATGGGAAAAACATAAACTGTGGATTTATTATCCAGAAGGAAATATTAAAAGATCTTATCACTTAGATGGTCGTCAAGGAACAAGAAAATTTACTTCTGATGATGATATATGGGGATATAAAGAATGAAATTAGGAATTATTGCTAGATCAGATAATACTGGTCTTGGAAATCAAACCAAAGAACTTGTTGATATGTTAAATCCAAGCAGCATATTATTAATTGACTCAACTCCATTTAATAAAAATAGACAACATCCAGAATGGTATAAAGATTATAATTGCATTAGGTCAACTGGATTTCCAAGCCTTCAACAAATTAAACTATTTCTTAATCAAGTTGATGTTGTTATTAGTTGTGAAACATTTTATGATCAAAACTTTGTTAGGTATGCTCAAAAAAGGGGTGTAAAAACCATTCTTCAGTATAACTATGAACTTTTTGGCAATCTTGCAGCAACAAACCTTCCTGTTCCAGATGTTCTTTTATCTCCAAGTGTTTGGCATATTGATCATGTTAATAAACTTTTTGGTAAACAATCAAAGGTTATTCACCTGCCACCACCTACAAATCCATTAACTTTTTCAGGGGCTAAAGAAATAAACCTATCTAAAAACCACAATAGAATACTACACATTGCTGGAAAGAAAGCAGCAAAGGATAGGAATGGAACAAATACTGTTCTTGAAATGCTTAAACATTCTAAGGCAGATTATGAATTAGTCATCAGAAGTCAGAGTGAGATAGAGACAAACATTAAAGACTCTAGGCTTACAATTGAAATAGGAAATCCAGATAATAGAGAAGATATGTATAGTGGGTTTGACGCTATGGTGCTTCCTAGACGCTATGCTGGTCTTTGTTTGCCTATGAATGAGGCTCTCATGAGTGCCCTGCCAGTTTTTATGACTAATATATCCCCTAATAACTATGTTCTTCCAAGTGAATGGCTTGTTAAAACTAGATTAATTGAAACATTTAGAACTAAGGTTAGGATTGAATTATTTGAAGCAGATGCTCTTGCCCTTGCAGAAGCAATAGATAATTATGTAAATAGCAGTAATAAGATTATTCAAAAAGAAAAGGCTTTTGAATTGGGATATAGCAACTTTGCTCCTGATAAATTAAAAGATAGTTATTTAGATATTATTTCTCATATTTAGTTTTTTCAATAAATTGTTTTCTAAGTATACTATTTAAGATCATATCAAAAGAACTGTCTGCGCTTGATAAGTATATATGTTCATCTTTTTTTAAATTATATGATTTTAAAACCAATGGGCCTCTACTATAAACTTTTACATCTTCCATTTGTTTTCCACCTATATTAAATACATTTCCATATATAGATCTCCATAGGAACTGGTCATTGTTTTGAAGTATTTGTTTTAATTTTTTCTTTTCCATAACCATAGGGACGTGAAGTTCATAGTCAAGTGGACTTTCAATACCAAGTGATTTAATTTTTTTGTATGTAGCAGAAAGTTTCCTAGTATAGTTAGAGTTTGGGTTTATTTTTTGATATAGATTTATTTTATCTAAGAGGAAGCCTCCGTGATAGGTTTCAATAGTATTGATATTTTTAACAATATAAAAATCATCATTCATTAATACAAACTCTTCAGATATTTTATTTGAATTACAAATAGTATTAAGATTTTGAATTGCATTTCTATACTTTGTCAATACTTGTTTTACATTAACGTAATTTCCAATATACCAAGGTGGTTTACCTCCAACAACCCATATATTTGAGTTTGGAAAACTTTCAACTACAGATCTAATTGAATATTTTAGTTCCTCGTTGATTCCATCTTTACATATATAAACAAAATCCATATTACCTCATTATAAAAATTAAGAAAGGCGAACTTATTTTTAGTAAATTCGCCCTTCCTAATTAACCAACTACTTCTTTTTAGCAGCAGCCTTCTTCTTTGCTGGAGCCTTCTTAGCAGGTACAATCTTACTAAGTGCATCTGAAACAGCACCAGTATCTGGTAATACGCCAAAAGCCTTGTCATTAGGATTGAGCGCTCTTAATGCAACTGGTGCAAGAGCAGCAACTAGTGCAGCCCATAGATCTTTTGGATCTGTTACTCCAGCCATATACAATGCAAGTACTGAACCAAGAACAGATCTACCGTATGATGCTAGCATTGCTTTATTTTTATCGTTTAGTATGTTATTCATTATTCCTCCTAGGATATAACTCGTGTTATCGTTGTGAAGCCAATCCATAAACCAATAATTCCTGCGACTCCCGCAAAAACTGGTGGTGCTGGAACTGGCAATTTGAATGCTGCGAACACGACACCGCACCCAAAACCTGTTAGTATAGAAAAAAATATTTCTTTCATTGTTTAGTCCTTTGTTATATTTTCTGGAAGCAACTCCATAAGTTTTTCTGAGTAATTATTAAAACCTTGACTTTTTAATTCTTCTGAAACTTCTTTAATTGTTTTTTGTGATTGCTCAATATACTCAAAAGCCCAGTCTCTTGAATCAGACAAAAACTTAATAAAGTTTTCTTTATGAATTACATCCTCAGATTGACTATCAGTATTTTTATTTTGAAAAACAATCTCTTTTAATCCTTCATTTTCAAGAAAAAGTTTCGTAATTGCAAGATTACATTTTTTTAATTTATCAAATAATGATAAATATGCAATACTAAGAGATATTGACATTGTTGCAAAAAATATTAAAAGACCAGTTCTCATACTATCTATTGTACTCTATTCTGATCATCATTAAAAGTCTTCATCTTCAATGTCAAATAAATCTAATTCAGATAATTTGCTCATTCGTGAGGCAAAAAACAAAGAAAATGCAATAGCGCTTGATATTACTGCTAATATTAATATAATTATCTTTTTTTTCATTTTGGTATATTCACTCCACACCTAATACAAGAATTATAACTTTTGCCAGTAAATGGACAGGATCCGCCATCAACAAAAAAATGACCTTTTATTTTACATTTAAGATACATAAAAAATAATTTTATCATTTAATAGCCTCTCTAGTAACTAACACAATTGCCCCTTCCATTTCTAATGCTTTTTTTAGTTGAACGGTATATTGAAGTGCCCGAATTTTTTCATCATGAACCATTCTAGCAAATTTTTTTTCATTTAATTTAATGGTAAGAAAGTGATCATTGTCAATAAGTTCAACAGAAAATCCTTTTGGAGCCTGTATTGAATGAAATGCTCTTCGCATAGAATCAGTATACATTAGAACGGTGTGTGTTCTTTCTTAGCAGCATATATTTCTGCAAAAGTTCC